CTTATTCCATAATTTCTTTTCGTTAACTGGAATTTTCTTACCGTACCAAGAGAATTGTTTTTTCTTAGAAACAACATCACATGGATCTGTTCCATATCCTTCTTTAATTCTATTAAGAATCACATGTCCTACAGCAATTTTTCCAACATAGGATTCGCCTCTGGCTTCGTAATATATGGCTTGCGTCATACAATAGTGTTCCTTCGAACTCCATGCACTTCCACTTAATATTAATGCGGTTGCACACAGAATTATGATTTTTTTAATCAAACCTGACTCCTTGTTTTTTTTGTTATATAAATATAATTGAAGTTCGATATTAATTACAAAATGTGGATGAGAAAATTCACATACATTTATTTAGGAGATATTTTGAATGAAAATCACGCTCGGTAAACTTAAAACTTCGGAACCAGCCTTAGTAAAACTATCTAATTCTTCACTTCCTTACAATTTGGCATATAGGGTTTCTAAGATGCTTAAAATTGTTTCAACTGAGTTAACAGAACTAGAAGAGTTAAGGAAGAAGCTAGTTCAAAAGTATGGTGTAGATAATGGTGAAGGTAATATGGTGGTTAGTAACGATAATCTAGATAATTTTATCGAAGAGTTAAATCCTTTATTGCTCGAAGAAGTTGATCTTCCTTTTGAGAAGATTAAGTCTTCGTTACTTCCGGATACCATTAGTATCACGCCAATTGAAGTAACGCAATTAGAAGATTTTATTAACTTCGAAGAATAATATCTTCTTAATGAAGATTAAGAAATGGGAGGAGAAATCCTCCCATTTTTCTTTTATATAAATAGTTAAGGAGTAACAAATGTCTAGACCTTCAACAAGAGAACAATTCACCGATTATTGTTTACGTCGTCTCGGATTTCCTGTTATCGAAATTAACGTAGCAGAAGAACAAGTTGATGATCGGATTGATGATGCTTTATCAAAATATTGGGATTATCATTTTGATGGCGTTGAAGAAGATTATCTTATCGTTCCAATTACTTCTAATGATGTTTCTAATGGATATATTACATTAGAAGAAAAAGTATTTTCTGTTATTTCTATTCTTCCAATCGGTAATGATTCTTCTGTTGGTATTGGCGCTGGAGATCTTTTTAATGCACAGTATCAATTTTATATGAATGATTTTTATGGATCGAACAATATTGTTTCTAGTAATCTTGAATATCTATCTTCTCTTAAGTCTTACTTATCGACGGCGCAGATGACTGTATCTCCTATTAATTCCTTTAAGTTCAACAGAAAAACAAATCGTCTTAGATTTAACGAATCTCTTTCTAGATTAAAAGAAAAGTCATCAAGCGTTGTTATTAAAGTCTATAAGAAAATCGACGAAACAATTTTCGCTGATGTTTGGGATGATGAGTTTCTTAAAGAATATGCGACTGCTCTTATTAAAAAACAATGGGGAGAAAATCTCAAGAAGTTTGGAAATATGAATCTTCCGGGTGGAATAACTCTAAATGGCGAAGCTATTTTCAATGAAGCTATTGCTGATATTGAAAGATTAGAAACAAAGTTGACTAAAGATCTCCAAATTCCAAACGACTTTTTTATGGGTTAAAAATATATGCCAACAAACAAATATTTTCAATCCGGAAGAGGAATAGGTTCGAGAGAAGAACAAGATCTTCTACAAGTGTTAGTCAACGAAACCATCCAAATTGGTGGAGCGGATTTTGTTTATCTACCAAGAACAATTGTTAAATTAGACGAGTTATTCAAAGAAGATTATATATCGAAGTTCACCAAAAGTCATCTTATAGAAATGTATATTGTAAATTATGAAGCATTTGAAGGTGATGGTGCATTAATTTCTAAGTTTGGTTTTAGTATGGGTGACAGATTAACTCTTGTAGTTTCAAGAGAAAGATTTGAATATATAATCGGCAAATCGCTTCCAATTGAAGGTGATTTAGTTTTGTATCCTAATTCGAAAACTTTATTTGAAATTAAGTTTATTGACGATAAGAATCCGCTTTATCCTCTAGGTTCAAGACAATTCTTCACTCTAACCTGTGAAGCCTTTAAGTATTCCAATGAAACTGTTGATACAGGTACAGAAGCTGATGAAGTTATGGATGCTTTTGGTAATGATGGAGCAACTGGTATTATGGATTCGTTTGCTAAAAATACTGAAATACAGGAAATCTCAAATAGTATTATTAATTTCTCAGAATCAAATCCTTTTGGTAATCCATAATGTTAACAACAGCACCATTTTATTTCTCATCAATTAGAAATTTAACAGCAGCATTTGGAACTTTATTTAACAATATTAATATTGTAAGATATAATACCGACGGTTCTGTTGAGAAAAATATCAAAGTTCCTTTGGCATACGGATCAGGTGACAAAACCATCGCTATGTTGCAACAACAAGATGTTCAGAGGCGAGAAGGGCAGATTGATGTTAAAATATCACTTCCTAGATTATCTTTTGAATTAACAGGAATGTCATACGATTCGACTAGAAAACAACAAACTGTCGGGAAAAATGTTTACGTTCCAGCTGCAGCAATATCTTTTAATGCTAGTACTGCAGTAAATATTACAACTAATATTATTACAGTTCCTTCACATAATTTGAAAACTGGATCTTCCGTTGTTTATTCAAGAGGGACCGGAACAGTTATCGGCGGATTAACAAATAATAATACTTATTACGTTGTAGTTGTAAATAATAATTCTATTAAATTAGCTACAACAAAAGTGCTTGCAGAAGCAGGAACTGGTTTGGATTTAACATCAGTTGGAACAGGAACAGCAACTCTAAAATCAGGTTACAAGTCACATTATAATCCAATCCCATATAATTTCGAATTTACTCTTAATCTTTATGTTAAATATATTGATGATGGATTACAAATTATCGAGCAAATCCTACCTTATTTTACGCCATTTTATGCATTAACTTTAAATGATATTTCTTCTTTAAATTTAAAGAGAGATGTGCAGATATCTCTTACCAGCGTTTCAAAAGAAGATACATATGAAGGAACTGTAGATGAAGATAGAATATTAACTTGGACGCTTACATTTATGGCTAATGCTTGGATTTATCCTCCAATTACAGATTCTAAAATTATTAAAACTGCTGTTACTAATTTTTACGATCTTAATGATTTAGGTACGAATAATTCAGAAAAATTAACTACAGTCACCATTGCAGTTGATCCAATAACAGCAAATAGAGATGATTCATATGATATTAGTACAACCATAACAGAATACTAAATAACTTCTAAGGAATAAAAATGCCAGCAGGATATATAAATCTACTAATAGAATCTGGATCAACATTTTCAACAACTATGACGATCGATGATGATACAGGGGCAAGTTTTAATTTAACTGGTTATACTGCAGCTTGTAAAATAAGAAAATCATATTATTCAGATTTTAATGTATATACTCTAACAGTATCTATCGATTCACCGCCAACAGATGGTAAGATAACAATATCTGCAACAGCAAATCAAACTTCAACTTTCAAACCAGGTAGATATGTTTATGATGTAGAGTTATCATCTGGTTCTTCTGTAATAAGAATATTAGAGGGTATCGCTGATGTACGTCCAAACGCAACGAGGTAACTATGCCAGATATTAAAGTTATAAGAGTCTCTACAGCAGGTATACAAGGGCCGCAAGGATTTACTGGTGCTACTGGATCAGGAACTGGATCTGGATTAACTGGTGCTACTGGTTCTCAAGGTATTCAAGGATTTACTGGAGCAACAGGAGCAAGCGGTTCTCAAGGATTAACTGGTGCTACTGGATCTCAAGGTATTCAAGGATTAACTGGTGCTACTGGATCTGGATTTACTGGTGCAACAGGAGTAAGTGGTTCTCAAGGTATCCAAGGATTTACTGGTGCAACAGGAGTAAGTGGTTCTCAAGGATTCGTAGGTGCAACAGGATCTGGATTTACTGGTGCTACTGGATCTATTGGCGCAACAGGCATTCAAGGATTCATAGGTGCAACAGGATCTGGATTTGATGGAGCTACAGGAGTAAGTGGTTCTCAAGGATTCATAGGTGCAACAGGAGTAAGTGGTTCTCAAGGATTTACTGGAGCAACAGGATCTGGATTTGATGGAGCAACAGGAGTAAGTGGTTCTCAAGGATTTACTGGTGCAACAGGGTTAATAGGTGCCACTGGTTCTCAAGGATTCGTAGGTGCAACAGGATCTGGATTTACTGGTGCTACTGGATCTATTGGCGCAACAGGCATTCAAGGATTCATAGGTGCAACAGGATCTGGATCGGGATCGTTACTATTTGATTCTTCTTCTACAACTGAAGACAATGGTGCTGCGATCCAAAGAGTCTTCAAAAAAACTGTAACTTCTACTCAATTATTTAAACTTGCTGAATACGAAGATACTGAAGGAGATGTGGCAGTCCAAATTCAAATCAGCAGCGAGACTGCGGCACATAGCGGCACCTCATATTATCTGTTACAAACTGGATCCAGTTCTTTTTCTGGAAGTAATTTTTATAGATTAACACCTTCATCTATGGGTCGTGGACATGGCGATGGCGCTGATAATGGATCGAACAGTTCTTATTATCCTGTGGTTTATCAAGTATCATCAACTAAATATGGCATTGGCGTTTATAATCCCAGTGGAAACACGAAAACATTGTTGGTGACTATTACTGAAACTAAAAGAGGAATGACTTATACTGATATGAGTTCTACCTCTTCAACTTCTGGAACTATAGGATTGGTTTACAGTGATATTAGACTTTTAGTTCAAAGTAGAATTGGTATAGCAACTAATAGCCCTCAGGATGTATTACATGTTACTGGAGATACTGAAGGAATTATGGTTTCTTCGCCAGACGGAAGCACCTTGAGAGGTATAATGCGGAGTGTGAGTAGTAATACACAACTTGCGTTTGGTACCACCACTAACCATCCTATTTCATTTTATACGAGTAATGGAGAAAAGGTTCGTATATTATCTAATGGCAATGTGGGCATCGGTACCACTAGTCCGATTAGAAAACTACACATAGATGGTGGAGCGAACACCCAGATGTATCTATCATCTATTTCTCCGAATATTCTTTTAGGTAATAATACAGTTGAAGCGTCCGCCACTATGTTTGGAATGTTGTCTCTAACTACCCAAAATTTTGACTATGGTCCCTATGGCTCGGGTACACTTCAGTTGTCTACATATGGTAACAGCCGAGGCGATATTCATATCAACAGCAATTATAGTGGTTCTGGTACCAAGAATGTTATTTTACAACCCACCGCTGGCAACGTGGGCATCGGTACAACTTCTCCTGGTTCTCAATTAACTCTCTCACTAGACTCTGCAACTAAACCTACAACAAACACCTGGACTATCGCATCTGATTCACGTATTAAGACAGTTAAAGGTGACTACCAAAAAGGACTGACTGAAATATGTCAAGTTCGTCCTATTAAATATGAGTATAACGGAAAGGCTGGATTTACTGCTGACGGTAAAGAACATATTTCTATTATTGCTCAAGAATTAATGCAGATATTTCCAGAATGTGTCGGAACTTTCAAAGGAAAGTTAGAAGAAGATGGGCCTGAAGTTGATCTGTACAATTATAGTGGCCATGCTATAACTTTTGCTCTTATTAATTCAATCAAAGATCTTAAAGGGAAGATTGATATTCTCGAAAATGAGATAGATATTTTAAAGGGAAATAATTAATTTGTAATCAAACGTAAGAAGGTATATAAATAAATTTGAATTTTGACACAAAGGATTTAATATGGTCGATAAAAAATATACATTCCACGTTCTAGGGCTTCCACATACAGTCACAAATAAAGAATATTCAGCTTGTGCTTATACGACAAAAGCAAGAAGATTCTGTGATATGATGACAAAGCGTGGTCATACTGTTTATCATTATGGTCACGAAGACTCGATTGTAAATTGTACAGAACATATCACTGTTACAACGAATAAAGATTTAGAGATTGCTTATGGTTCTTATGATTGGAGAAAGTCTTTCTTTAAGTTTGATATGAAAGATCATGCTTATCAAACTTTTTATAAGAACGCAATTACAGAAATCGCTAAGAGAAAGACCAAGACTGATTTTCTTTTACCTTTCTGGGGTTGGGGTCATAAGCCAATCTGCGACGCTTTCCATCCAGATATTATTGTAGTAGAACCAGGTATCGGTTATGCTGATGGTCAGTTTGCTAAGTTTAGAATCTTCGAGTCTTATGCTATTCGATCAGCTATAGGTGGAAAAGAAGCAGTCGCACAATGTAAAGAAGATTGGTACCATGTTGTAATTCCTAATTACTTTGATCCAGAAGATTTTACTTACTCTGAAGAAAAAGAAGATTATTTCTTATTCTTGGGAAGAGTCTATCCTGGCAAGGGAATTGATATTGCTTATCAAGTTTGCGATAAGTTAGGTTTAAATCTTAAGATTGCTGGACAAGGTTCTCTAGAAGAACACGGATATAAGCAAACTGATAAGATTCAACATATCGGTTATGCAAATACTGATCGTCGAAAAGAATTAATGTCGAAGGCAAAAGGATTCTTCTTACCTTCGATGTTCAACGAACCTTTCGGTGGTGCAGCAATGGAAGCTATGTTCTCTGGTTGTCCAATTATCACAACTGATTGGGGTGTTTTCGCAGAGTACAATTTGCATTCTATAACTGGTTATCGTTGTAGAACTTTCGAACAATTCTGTTGGGCTGCTAAGAATATCGACAAGATTAATCCTAAATTCTGTCGTGATTGGGCAATGGCTAACTACTCAACAGATAGAGTAGCAGAAATGTATCTTGAGTATTTCCAGATGGTAATGGATGTTTACGAAGGAAAAGGTTGGTATCAAGAACATCCTGAGCGAGAAAATCTAGATTGGTTGACAAAGTTTTATCCAGGAATTAATCTATGAAAATAATCCACTTTAGATATAATACTAATTTAGATAATTTTGTTGATACGTGTCCGCTTGTATCGATGGATTGAATGCAGGATTATTGATTGTGAGAAAAGAAAATGAATAACTTATGTGTATTGACTCATACTCATTCTGATTGTAAAGATATTTGGCCTTTATATTCTGCTAAAATGCAGAAGCATGTTGGTTTAAGACATGTTGCGGTGTCAAATTATTTTATTGAAGACGATTCTTTAATTTATCAATTTCAATATGACGATAACCAGCTGTTTTCAGAAAGACTTGAATATGCTTTAGAAAAGATACCAGATGAATATATTCTGTTTATGTTAGAAGATTATATTCCGTATGCTGATATAGATACTAACTTCATTTCAAGTTCTCTAGTCAAAATGGACTTGGATCGAAACATAGGATTCATAAGATTGTTACAGTCTGGAGCATATAAGTTATGTGATTATGACGATAAATTATATGTAATACATCCAGACGAATATTATTTGTTTAGCACTCAAGCAACTATTTGGAGAAGAACAGTTCTTCTAGATTTAGTTAAATCGTGCGAAATAAAAACAGTTAGAAACGAACCAGAGACATCACCATTCCTCAAGAAACTAAATAAGATAGGATTATGTACTAACAAAAAAGGCAACTCTGTTGGCGGTCATTTTGATTCAGTATATCTTCCATACATAGCAACTGCTTGTGTTGCTGGCAAATGGAATATTTCCGAATATCCTATGTTATTTGATATGTTGAAAGAATTTAAAATTGATTTAAATTTAAGAGGAATTAGATGATTAAATTGATAGCATTTGATTTAGATGGTGTCTTGATAGACACCAAACATATTCATTACGAAACTCTTAACGCATCAATCACTATGATCGCTGGTTCGCAATTTATTATAACAGAATCCGAACATCTTACAATCTATGATGGTTTGAAAACTTCTGACAAACTCAAATTGTTGACAAAAAATAAGAACTTACCAGAGAGATTCCACGATCAAATTTGGAAATTAAAACAGACGTTAACAATAGACGCAGTTTCAAAAATTGAACCAAATTTAGAATTAATAATAACTCTAGAATCATTATCTGCATCTGGTTACAAATTAGCATGTTGTTCTAATTCAATAAAAGAAACTGTTAATTCTATTGCAGAAATGCTTGGTATTAAGAAGTATTTTGACTGTATATACTCAAATTCACATGTAACAAAATGTAAACCATATCCGTACATTTATTGGTACGCAATGATTACATGTGACGTTCTTCCAGAAGAAACATTGATTATCGAAGATTCACCAATAGGTTTATTAGCAGCATCCAGATCCGGCGCAAAAATCCTTCGAGTCAATAATTCTAAAGATGTTACAATCTCAAATATTCTAGAAGCCATAAATAAAAATAATAACGAAATGAAAGTGAAGTGGCAAGGTAATAATATGAATGTTTTAATACCAATGGCAGGTGCTGGTTCTAGATTTGAATCCGCTGGATTCTCTTTCCCTAAACCATTAATTGATGTTAATGGTAAACCAATGATTCAAGTTGTTGTTGAGAACTTGAATGTAGAAGCAAACTACATATATGTAGTTCAGAAGTCGCATAGAGAAAAGTATAATCTAGACACACTTTTAAATCTAATCACTCCGAATTGTAGTATAATTGAGGTAGATGGTTTAACTGAAGGTGCTGCATGCACAACGTTGTTAGCGAAGTCTTTGATTGACAACAATCAACCGTTGTTGATGGCAAATTCAGATCAGTTTATTGAATGGGATTCAAACGATTTCATGTATAAAATGATTGAACAAAATAATGATTGCGGTATAGTAACTTTCAACTCAACACATCCAAAGTGGTCTTTCGTGAAAACGAATGACTCTGGATATGTAACAGAAGTTGCTGAGAAAAAACCTATTTCTAATATAGCAACTGCTGGAATATATTATTGGAAACGAGGTTCAGACTATGTGAAATATGCTGAACAAATGATCGCTAAAAATATTCGTATCAATAATGAGTTCTATGTTTGCCCCGCCTTCAATGAAGCAATTCAAGATAACAAAAGAATTAGAACTTATAATATAGAAAAAATGTGGGGTCTTGGAACACCAGAAGATCTTAATAATTTCTTACAAAATAAATGAGGATATATGAGCGAATCATTACAAGGTTGGTCTAATCTAGACCCAGTTAAATTGAATTATTATGAAATATGTAAACTAATTGCAGAGCATGATGTTCTCTTCGACTCGTTTAAAACCAATCAAACTTATACACATATTCTGGAACATGTAGATTATGATCTTGGAAAAGAATATCTGGATATTATAATTAGATATCCCACAGAACTTCTCGGGAAGATAATTCAACACGTTGAACTAATCAAGTCCAATGATTTATATGGCGGTCCAATCAAGTTTAATTATCCAATATTTGGAGATGTTTCTCCAACAACATTAAGATATACAAAGGTCTTGATGGATATTTTATCACAAGGATTCAATCTTGAAAATAAAGATGTTGTAGAAATTGGTGGTGGATATGGTGGTCAATGTTTAATCCTTTCAAAGTTCTTTAACTTCAAGAGCTACACAATTCTAGATCTAGAAACAACAAACCTCCTTCAGAAGAAATATCTATCTAAGCATGGTGTAGAAGTTAAAACAACAACCTTAGGCAAAGTTGAATTGAAAGAATATGACTT